TTCCGCGATGGCTTCGGCGATGGCTTCCGGGTTGACGATCCGGAGGGCGAGCATGGGTTTCTCGTGGCTAGTGATGACGGCCACACGCAGCGGGAAGTCGCGAGCAGGCAGGCCCGGGTACGGCACACAGCGGAAGACGATGCGAGTCGGCAGCTGGCCGGCGCCACGCGCTTCCACCTGCTCCATCGCCGTCCGCTCAGCACGCAAGGCTTCGGTGGTGTGCGTGCTGTTCGTCTTCGATGCAATCTCCAGGCGTCGAATGGCGGCGATAGCCAATGGCAAGCCCACGGCGGCGCCGGTTTCATCGGCGAGCGCCGCGATATTGGGATGCCAGTCTTCAAGCCACTCGATCAGATCGACCTGCAGGAACTTACGGCCGTTAGCGCCGAGCACCGCCGCATGCTCCGCCGTCTTCTTGAGCTGAAGCACGGCCTGGTGCAGAGCGTGGCCGGGCAGGAAATCGCCGCCATCCGTGTTCACGAGCAGGTCGAAGAACACGCGCGCACTCATCGAATCGGGATCAACGAAGCCCGGGTGCGCGCCGTGCGTATCCGAGATGCCATATCCTCGCTTGGTGTAGTCGGCGAAGGCCTCCAGTGAGGAAGTGTGGAAGGTGCCGCGGAACTGCGAGCGGTTCTGCTGGAAGGCCTCCAGATCGTGCAGCTGGTAGTCACCAGGCAACGCGATTACGGGCTTGTGACTGTCGACCACACGCAAGCCTTCGGCGTCTACGGCGGTCTTCTGGATCAAGCTGATGGCGGAAGCTTCCATTATTCATTGGCTCCGTTCTGGGCAAAAGGGAACTTGCTCTGGGTGTCGGGCATGAGCGTGAGGCGGCCGCCCGAGTTCACGTGCAGCGGGGTGTCGCCGGAGAGCTCTTCGCCACGCTTGCCCTTAGAAGTGGGCCGCTTGTAAGCCATCGCATGTGTCAGGGCGATCTGGTTGCTCTCGCCGATGCGGGTCATCTTGAATTTCAGGACGACTTCACCGGTCTTGCCCTTGTCGCCGAAGTTGACGACGCCGAGCGCGACATCGGACATGGCGGTGCCGACTTGTTCGAGGAAGACGCCGCCGTTCAAATCGGCGAGCATCTCGGCGACGTTCGTGGCGACCGGAGACAAGGCGGCGCGCGCCTGCTCATTCGCCGGTTTGGTTTCACTCATTGCGAAATTTCCTTTTGGTTGCGGACGGTGGAGCCTCGCGGAGGAGGGGTGTAGCGCTCGACGTGGCCGCCGCGGCACTGCGCGGAAACCTCGAAGGTGCGGAGGCGGGTGGCTTCGTCGACCAGCTCTCGGTGGTCGTTCTGCGGCGCAGTGATCGCGGCTCGCGGCGCAACGCCGCGATGGGTACGCTCGATGCAGGTGACGGCGAGGTTCATGCGGCACCCGGCGGCGTGGTGGGACGCGCGCTGCCCATCACCTGCCGGCGCAGCTGGCCGGCCACGTGCTGCCCGGTTCTGCCGGCGCGGCGCTCATCGGCGACCATGCGGACGGCTGTCGTGCGGGGAATGCCCAGGCGCGCCGCCTGGTTGCGCGCGGTCTCGTACGCGCGGAAGTCGATGACCTGGCTCATGGGTTCTCCGGGACGTGAGAGGGAAGGGGCTGCGGTGCGCCGTTCCACCAGCTGCTCCGCTCGATATCGCGATTGCCCGTGATCAGGCCGTCGACGGGCAGAACCGCGCCCGAGGGCGGCGGCCAGCGCATGGGGCGCGCGCGGCGGTCAAAGCTGGTTTCAGCAGCGGCCATCGCAGAGCGCTCCATGTTTGGCAGCGGCGCCCGCAGCGATGGCTTCGGCGTTGTCGATGGGCTTGGCTTCGGGCTGGCCAGCCAAGCGGGTCACCGTGCGGCGCGGCGGCAGGGCGTCATGCCACTCGCGGACGACCTGGAACATCTGCGGATCGATGTCGATGCAAGCCTGATCACCAACCCAGATGGCGGGGAATGCCCCATCCTGGAATCGCAGCGTGTCGCCCCAGAGCATGAGAGCGGAGACGGCGCGACCGGCGCTGTAGAAGGTGGCGCTGAAACCTTCGGGTGTGCGCTCGATGCCCAGCGTCAGGCCGGAGACGTGCACGTCGATGCGGCGGCCTCCTGGCAAGCCGGAAGACGAGGTCATAGGTCACCGCCGCGAGCAGCTAGACTCGTGTCGTTGACGGAGGGATCGACATGGAATGGACCGGCTGGCTGACGTTGGCTATCGCTGTGCTGGGCGCGGTATTGGGCGTCCTCAATACGATGCGAGATATCTATCGAGACAAAGTGCGACTGCGCGTTATCCCGGTCTGGATGACCCGACAGGCAAGCATTGATGAAGTCGATGCGCGTGTGCTGTTCACCACACGAAGTGATAGCGGTCTTGACCACAATCCGACCGGCCAAATTGGCATCCAGGTGATCAATACCGGCTTCGTCGAGGTGACGATCAAGAGCGTCGGCTTCACGAGGGGAGGCATCTTCGCCCGCCTGCGTCCGGAGTCTCTGCGGACAATCCCCATCATGGGGGACGCCCTGAAAATGACGGCACTGCCTGCGGTCCTTCCTCCACGCACCAGCATCATCATCTGGAGCAGGGCGATTGGGGATGACCTCTATGGATTCACTAAAGGAATTACTCGGGCGTACGTGGAGACTGCATGTGACGTGCGCGTCTTTGGCACCAGCCGCCTGCTTCGCAGACTCTCCCGTGGTCGAAGGCACGCGCCAGACCGGGGTTAGATGGTCGTAGGTGTAGGCGTCATCCAGTAAGGATCCTGGGGGTAGCGGCCAAGTACCTGTCCACAGCGTGCGGCTCGGCGTGCGGCGATTCCCCGCTGCACGAACTCGACGTGCAAAGGCCATTGCGGCCAGTGCAAGTGACAGAACGACAACAAATGAAAGAGTGGTAGACATGCTGCTCCGTCTGCCAGAAGGGTCAGACGGACATTACAGAATGCTGTAACGCCTTGTCAACAGGATTCTGTAGATTTGGGCCGGCTCGTTAACTCCTGCAGTGCCAAACCAAATTCAGATGGCTGGGGTCCTGGCTTGCGGGGGAGGAGAATTCTGATAGATCTCGGCTAGATGCTGCTGCCGTAGAGAGACGTTGTGAAGCAGTTCGTTTGTTCTCTTCTGCTCACTTATTAGCTGCCGCAGCAATGGTTTGATCCCAAACACTGCGAATGGAACCAGAATCCAAAGAACTGCCAGGATAAGGCTGAAAACGAAGATGACGACACCGAATGCCGCGTACCCAGTAGCTAAACTGTCCACGTTGCTTCCTCCAGTTGTATCCCGTTAGTCCACCCAGGAACCAACCCAATGGACTCGCCCAATGACTAGAATCGGTTCCTTCTTTGAGTCCATGCGACGAGGCTTTCGCCAAGCATGGTCGCCAGATGGGTTGTCGCTGCGAAAATAGACTATGTCATCAAGCACTTCGGCTCGCTTCACGTGCACCTCTCGCCCCCGCTGAATCACGAATAGCGAGCCGTCCACAGGTCGTGTGTCTGACGTATCGAACAAGATGGCGTCTCCATCTTTTAGAGTCGGTTCCATGGAGTCGCCCTTGCCGTAGTAAACCGCAAGATTGCGACCATAGATGCCTCGCTTCCGAAGGCTACTCGTCTTGAACTTAAGTGCATGCGTTTCGGCGTACTCCTGCGCCTCTGCACCTGCACCTAGGCCCACTGCTTGGCTGTATGCAGTGACGTCATCCCACTGAGGGTCGAGCGCTGCAGAGGTAGGCGATTTAGCACCTTTTCCTGTCTCAAGCCACTTGAGGGAAACGCCGAGCGCGTCTGCTATGACCCGCAGCTTTGTGGAGGTTTGCATGCCTCCGCGCTCGAGTTCCGCCAGCGTGCTATACCCGATGCCGGTCTTAGTGGCCAGCACCGACCTGGGAATTCCTTGTGCCTCGCGTTCAGCGCGAACGCGGCTTCCGATAGTGCTCATGTCCGAAATGCTCACAGATTTCTGTAACAGAATGCTGTTGACCAGAAGCTACAGAATCCTGTAGTGTCCGCCTTATGGACTGGAAAGCTCATATCGAAGGCTTGCTAAAGGCGGGCGCCGGCTTGGAAGAGATGGCCACACATATGGGCGTCACGCCCAATGCTGTTCGAGAAATCTTGGCCGGGCGGACTAAAGCTCCTCGGGCGGAAGCAGCAATACGTCTGATGAGCTTCAAGTGGCCCAAGCGAGGAAGAAAACTTAGTGACGCAGCTTGATTTCCACTTGAAGCTGGGCGCTGACGGCACCTTCATTGGTCTGGGGGTGAAAGCACGCCCAAAGAATCGCGCGCCACCTGCATTACCTCGCGGGTCGCATGGAGCACGCGCTCTGGCACTGGTTGCGCGCCGAGGTCTGCCTCGAGGCGCTCGGCCAAGAGATCGAGGTAGGCCGTGATCTTTTTGCGAGGCTCGCCCCAGTGCATGAGCAGAGCATGGATGACGGTTTCTTGCGCCAGGACTCGCGCCCTGATCACTTGCAGCTCTTCAGCAAGCTGTCCGATTTCAGAATCCATTTTGTGCTCCGGCGTGGGAGAGGTTGGTTCGCATCTCCAATCCTACGCCGGGGCAACTCTTAGAACTTAGCAAAGGTTCCGCAGCTACTTGGGTGAAAGCCAGAGTGCAGGAGCCAACCTCCAAACGAAACGTGCAGGGCACCGCCAAGTGAACATCCAAGACGCCGCACACAAGACCGTAAAGGACTACCCAGGAGGCAGCGAATCGCTCGCGCCGCGCTTGGGAATGTCCGGAGCCGTGCTCCGCAACAAGGTCAATCCCAACAACTGCACGCACCACCTGACACTCAAAGAAGCCGACGAGTTGATGGGGTATGCGAACGACTTCCGCATCCTGCACGCCCTGGCTGCCTCGCATGGCTTTGTCATTCAGTCGGCGGAGGTGCCCAAGAGCGGCTCACTCATCCAGGGGATGCTGGCTGCAGCTGCAGGGCAGGGGGATCTCGCTCACATCGTGTCCGAAGCGCTGGCTGATGGACGCATTACCCCCAATGAGGTCAGTGAGATCGAGCGGGCCTGCACGGCACTCCAGCATGTCCTGGCCCATATCGCGCAACACGCCACGGTTTCGATACCACAAGGGGGACGGTATGGCCTGTGATCGTCAGTTCGTGAGAGGTCTGTTCCACAAGGTTGAGGGCAACGAACCTCTCAGCTTGGAGGAGCTCGCCCAATACAACAGCCTACGCGCCGCAGAGATGGCGCGCGCTGAAGCTCGCCGCCATCCGGCACCGGAGCCCGAGCTGCCGCTGGAAGGTGCTGCATGAGCCGCTACCGCAAAATCGATCCGCGTATCTGGAACGATGCCAAGTTCAATGGCCTCACCGACGACGCCAAGCTGGCGTTTTTCATGCTGCTGACGCACCCGGGCATGACCGCACTCGGCGCCATGCGCGCGACCTTACCCGGCCTGGCCGCCGAGATGCGCTGGACGGCGGAAGCCTTTGGGGAAGCCTTCCGGGAAGTATCCGAAAAGGGTATGGCAGAGCACGACGAAAACGCCTGTTTGGTGGCCCTCCCGAACTTCCTAAAGTACAACCCGCCGGAGTCCCCAAACGTCATCAAAGCATGGGCTAGCTCTGTGGACATGCTGCCCGAGTGCAGCCTGAAAACCCTTGTGCTGCAACGCTGCCGAGACTTTGCCAATGGCATGACGGAAGGCTTCCGCAAAGCCTTCGCGGAGGTCTTCCCGAAGACTATGCCTAATCAGGAGCAGGAACAGGAGCAGGAACAGGAACAGGAGAAAAGCTTTAGTTCTTCGCTTCGCTCAGAACTTCCCGCCGCCGGCGATGCCGGCAGCGTGCCGCGCCCACCGACCGACATCGGCCAGAAGCGTGCGGAGAAGGAGCAGCGGCTCGCCCAGGTCACGGACGATGCGGTCCAGGCGTACAACGCTGCGCTGGGCAAGCCGCATGGCCTGCTGGTGGCCGTCAGCCCCACCATCGGCCGCGACAAGCGCCAGCAGCAGGTGAAGCGCTGCATCGCGCTCGCCAGGCAGATCGCCGCCGCGAAGTACCAGGTCGACCGCATCCCGGCCGAGCTCTGGTCGGACTACTTCGCCGAGTGCGCCGCCGATCCTTTCCGCAACGGGACAGGCCCCTACGCAGCGCCGCACGAGAACTGGCGCCCGGACTTTGAGTTTCTGACCCGGCCGGCAGAGATGCTGAAGGTCTTCGACCGCGCCAGCTCTGATGAAGCGGCGGAGGTGGGCTAGTGTCGTTCTCGTCCCTGCAGCGCGCGCTCATGTACGGCCCTCACGCGGCTGTGCAGTCGCTCAACGTCACTCGTGAACCAGCTGGCAACGTTGCATTGCTGGTCTTCCGTAAACGACCCCTCAAAGTTGAGGATGAGGTCTGCACTTGCCTGAAGATAATGAAAATCCACGGCGCACTGTTTCACCTCTTCGCCAAAGGGCCCGATCCCTTTCAGTTTGCTTCCCAACTGTTCGATGTCTGCGACGTCATGAGAGGACAGCTGACGAAGTATGTCGTCGCGCTCAGCGCTCTGTTCGGAAAAGAAGTTGGACTTCGTGGAACCTGCCGCAATGGCACGTTCCAAGCGCTGGCGCGCGAGCCCCAAAGGCGCTCTAGCTTCACCGAGTGCGGCGTTGCTCGCTTCGCCTTGAGCCAGCTTGAGCTTCTTAGCCTCACTCTGAATCAGGTGAATCTGCCATCCACCGTAGGCCAGGATGATCGCGCAACAGAGCGCAGTGAAGATGGTCACCCACACGACAAACGGACTTGCTTGCATCAGGTGTCCCCTGTTGGTCCAACCCCTAGTCCTTTTCTTCAATCTACTTGGCCAGGGAGGGTTGCCGCGTGAACTCGTCTGCTCAAGGGGTGCGGTTGCCTCCCCACAGCATTGAGGCGGAACAGGCGGTGCTGGGCGGGGTGATGCTTTCACCGGAAGCCTGGGACCTGGTGTCGGACCTCACGGACGCCGAGTTCTACCGCCACGACCACCAGCTCATCTGGCGGGCGATTCGGTACATGGCCGAGCGCCAACGGCCGTTCGATGCAGTGACCATCGGTGACTGGTTCAACGCCCGCGGCCACGGTGATCGCATCGAACGGGGCTCATACCTGATTGAGCTCGCCTCAGCGACGCCCAGCGCGGCCAACGTGCGTGCCTATGCCGAGATCGTTCGGGAGACGGCACTACGCCGAGCCCTGATCGCCGCCGGCACCGACATCGCCAACGACGGTTTCGCCAAAGACGGCCGTGAGGCAACGGATGTGCTTTCCGCTGCTCAGGCGCGGCTGGGCGATCTCCTGAAGTCCCAGCCGTGCGAGTTGGAGCCGGCCGGCATCGTCCTGCGCCGCGTGGCCGAAGACCTGCAGCGGCGGTATGAGCAAGGTGCAGGGGAGATCACTGGTCTGTCCCTCGGCTACGACGACATCCACGAGCTGATCGCCGGCATGCAGGGCGGTGACCTGATCATCCTGGCGGCGCGTCCAGCTATGGGCAAGACCACCTTGGCGCTCAATATCGCTGAGCACGTCGCCGTCGGCCTGGGTAAACGAGTCGCGGTCCATTCGCTGGAGATGACCTCCGAGCAGCTGATGACGCGCGCTGTATGTTCCAACGGCCGTATCCCGCACGAGCACGTCAAGCGCGCCGACCTGACCGAAGAGGACTGGAGCAAGTTCACCACCGCCGTGCGGATGCTGAAGAATGCGCCGCTGGTCATCTCGCGCCCGCGCAGCGCCCGGGTGCAGCAGATCATCGCCCAGACCCAGCGCGAGCACGCGGCAAACCCGCTGTCCCTGGTGGTGATCGACTACCTACAGCTACTCGAGACCATCGGCGCAGAAAACAAGAACATCGGCATCGGCGAAGCGACCCGCCTGCTCAAGCTGATGGCGGTGAATCTCAACATTCCGGTGATCGTCCTATCGCAGCTGTCGCGCGATTGCGACCGCCGTAACGACAAGCGCCCACTGCTGGCGGACCTGCGCGACTCTGGCTCTATCGAACAGGATGCCGACGTGGTCGTGTTCCTGTACCGGGATGAGGTCTACAACGCCAACAGCCAGGACAAGGGCATGACTGAGGTCATCGTCGCCAAGCAACGCAGTGGCAAGACTGGGACAGCGCGCCTGCGCTCCCGCCTGGATATCTGTCGCTTCGACCCGCTGGGCGACTGGCAGCCAGTGGTAGCGGCAAACGATGAGCCACGGCAAACGCGACGTGGCTGGCGCTCACGGCCAGGTAGTGGCTTCGCGCGCGCTGCAGGGGAGGGTTGATGGCTGTCCAGTTCGAGGGGCGGACGTTCCCCACGCTCAAGGCATGGAAAGACGAGTATCCGGCGTATGCCCGGTTCGCTGATCGACTCCGAGCCGGTGCTGTCACCGTAGCGGACATGGAACGCGAGATCGCCGCGGCCAAGGCTCGGGCGCGCGCTGCATCCATTGCAGGGGCGCGGAAAGCCACGCCGTACACCTTCAGCAAAAAGGCCAAGGGGCGCTGCCGTGGGTAGGAACGCGCTTCGCTTCGCCAATCCCGAACAGATGCCCGAAGGCATGCGCCGCCTATTCCAGCAGGCTGAGCGTCGCGCTGCAGGTCAATTGGAAGTGAGCCCAGAGGTTCTCCACGCCGTCGACACAATGGTGAGCGGTGGCACGAAGGAGGGCAGGGCAAGGAAGTACGGCAACGAGATCACCACCGTTGACGGCATCCGTTTCGATAGCAAGCGCGAGGCCCGGTACTACGAGCAGCTGAAACTACGGAAGGCGGCCGGCGAGGTATCGCATTGGCTGAGACAGGTCCCGATCCACCTGCCCTGCGGCACCCGCTATGTCCTCGACTTCCTGGTCTTCTTCAGCGATGTCGGCCGCGCGCCGGAATACGTCGACGTGAAGGGCAGGGAGACAAAGGAATTCCGAATTAAGAAACGGGGCGTGGAGCACCACTACCCAATCCGCATTGTTCTGGCATGAAGGGGGACCAATGAGACCAGCAAGCCGGCCATTTGAGCTCAAGGAATACCCAGCGATTGCGCGCGCTATGAAGATCCTGGCCTGGGTGGACTCGCTGAAGTCGTTCCCGACTGCCGATCAGTTTCAGGACCGCTTCGGCGGAAGCATCACGACTGCACATCGCATGTTGAATGCGGTCGAGATGGAGCGGGGCATTGATCGACCTCGCTTGAGCGCTGCCGGCAGGGCAAAGGGGAATAGGAATGCAAGTTGATACGTTCGGTGTGTACGTCAAAGCGCGCCTCGAGAGTTGGGGACGAGAGTTCGCACTGCACCGGGACTGCGACTACCTTGGCCACCGGTCAAAGGACATGCTTCAAGTACTGATCGAGCACAAAGGAGAGCTGCCGCCGAAGACCATTGGCTTCAAGCCGCTGGAAACCGACCCTATGGCGCAACAGATCGAGGACATTGTCCGTGACATCGCAAAACATAACGTCGAGCGAGCATGCATTCTGCGGAGTTTCTATTGTGGTATCGGGAGGAAAGGGGTAGAGCGGCTTGAGGTCGCAAATGGGATGGTGCGTCGCGTCATGAACGCCCCGGAGTATCGCCTTTCTAGGCCACGATTCTTCGCGGAGGAAGAGATCGGCCGTGCTGAGGTCAGGGGAGTATTGATAGGATTGCAGATGGCGGCCTAACGCCTATTAGGAGGTTTCTATGGATGGAGAAAGCGAGAGCTTGGGGCAAGTCGGCTGGAAGCACTTATGGGGTATGGTCGTCCTCGTAGTCGTGTTATGGGTTGGCCTCGGCGCGTTCGCGTGGTCGCTAGGCGATAGCCGCGGCCTATTCGGTGACATGTTTGGCGCAGCGAATGCGCTTTTCGCGGGATTAGCGTTCGCCACGCTCATTTACACAATTCTGCTGCAGCGCGGGGAGCTTCGATTGCAACGTCGAGAGCTGGAACTCACTCGACATGAGATGCAGGGCCAGCGCGAACAGCTTGAAGCTCAGAAGGACCAGATGGAAGCGCAGAATCGCCTAACAGCGATTCAGGGGTTTGAGACCTCATTCTTCCAAGTGCTTTCGACGTTCGGAGCAATCGTCCGCTCTATTGAGATTGGCGACAGCAAGGGCAGCGGAGCATTCACGCACTACTACAACTCGTTAGTGGGAGCGTATCAGTCGCAGATTAGAATCAATGAAGATCAGCACGCGACAATGATCCGCGTGTTCAATGATTTCTACGAGCGTAACCAGGGCGTGCTAGGGCACTACTTCCGAACGCTTTACAACTTGGTCAAATTGGTCGACCGTAGCCCGGTTGAAGATAAGCATTTCTACACCAACTTGATTAGGGCTCATCTCTCAAATCAAGAAACGCTTGTGCTTTTCTACAACTGCGTGGTCGGGCACGGACGCGAGAAATTTAAACCTCTTGTAGAGAGATATGCGCTCCTTAAGAACATGCCGAGGGAACGCTTGCTGTCGTCGGATCATCGCGACCTAGTAGAGCCAGGAGCCTACGGTAAGGAATATCGACGAGGGGCTTGACAAGTCAGACTTCCGCACATAGCTTTTCGGGCACGATGCAATAAAAGCCTCCGGCGAAAGCCGGGGGCTTTTTTGTTGCCGCGAATCGGTCCCCTCGTGCGGAGGCTACCCAGGGCGTCATGAGACGAACCCGGCCACGCCGCGAACAACTATCGACCTCACTCCTGTGGATGGAAATACGCGCAGACCTTGGCGGTTGCGCGCTGGCGGCTATCCAGCGAGGGGACCGGCCTTACCCTGGAATGCTCATGCTGCCTTCGGCTGAAACCCTGATCAAAGCCGTTGGTTGCACGGCGCAAGTGGCATCCCGCTTTGTTGGCCCCGTTCGCGAGGCATGCGAGGCATACGCCATTACTTCGACGAAGCGACTGGCTGCGTTCCTTGCCCAGGTAGGACATGAGTCGGGTTCATTCGCCAAGCTCGCAGAGAACCTGAACTATTCGCCTGAGCGGCTTGCTGAGATCTGCGCAGGTGCGCCTCGCGCGTCGCGGTGGAACTCGCTCCTTCCTCGAGTCTCCAGTCTGGCGCGCAATCCCGAGGCTTTGGGGAATGCGGCGTATGGCGGGCGGATGGGAAATCGAGCCGAGGCGAGCGGCGATGGCTACAGGTATCGCGGGCGTGGACTGATTGGTAACACCGGCGCTGCGAACTACGAAGCGATCACGGAGCTGCTGGCGAGGAAGTTCGGCGGCGTCCCTGACTTCACCCTCCACCCTGAAATGCTCGAGACGCCGCGTTGGGCTGCTCTTGCGGCTGGCGCCTTTTGGGAGGCGCAGAACTGTAACAGGCTCGCAGACAGCGACAAGTTCGACGAGATCACGCAGCGCGTGAACGGCGGTCAACACGGGAAGGCTGATCGCCGTGCCCGCTACGCGCGCGCGCTGAAGGTGCTGGGAGCATGAGCATGGATCAGTTGAACCGCGACCTGGGGCGTCTCGAAGGAAAGGTCGAGAAGCTAGACGACGACGTCGATGACCTCAAGCGAATGGTTGCGGAGATTCACCAGACGATCAGCGAGGCCCGTGGCGGATGGAAAACCCTCGTAGTCGTGGGCACCGTCTCATCGGCGCTGACCACCGCAGCAATCAAGGCAATCGCCTGGCTTAAAGGAACCTGACAATGCACTTCGTTTTCACCATTCTGCTTCTCGCGCTCGTCGCTCTGGCTGTTCTGTTCTATGCCAAGTTCACCCGCTACGGCGCCGTGCCTCTGGCAGCAGCGTGGCGGAGCTACACCGCCTGGCTGTGCCTCGTCGGCATGGCATTCGGGCAGTTCATCGTCGACGGCCTGTCCTGGCTGGCTGGATTCTGGGATAGCTTCAGCGCGCAATTCGGTCCGATTCTCGATGCACCCGCTGCCGGGAAAGCATTGCAATTGTTGAGTGCGTTCTTCTTTCTGCTCCGGATGAAAGGCCAGGGATTTCCTGCGCTTCGGTTGCCGGCCCTTCCGGACGACACCGGCAAGGCAGATGCGTGATGGAGCTGAGTACCGTCAATAGCCTGTACCTGGAACTTTCCCAGATCGCGACCGCGAAGACTGCGCGCGAGCTGGAGCTGGAAGATCTGCTCTCTTCTGCGAGGGCAATCGCCAAGCGCGAAGGTGCCGAGACAGCGTGGGCTCGATTCGACGAACGCCTTGCAGGCGCCGGAATCAGCGCCATCACTGCGAAGGTCTTCAAGGTGCTGCCGTCCGACCTTGAAGAGCAGGAGACAGCGTGATGCCTCTCGACCCGCTCTCCCGATCCATCCTGAAATGGTGCGTAGTTCTGTTGGTGGTTGTCGCGGTTTGGTTCCACGGGAACGGCCAGGGCGCGGATCGCTGGGAAGGTAAGTACGACAGCGAGAAGGCGGCACACCAGAAGACTCGCGAAGACCAAGCCTCTGTGCTGCAAGGCCTTGCAGACCTCACCGAGAAGGCGCGGCAGGAGGCGCGTGGCCGTGCTCAGGCCTATGCAAGGAGCGCGACGGAGAACGATTTCAAGCACAAGAAGGAGATGGCGCATGCCCTCGCTGCGAAAGACCGTGTTATCGATGATTGGCGTTCTGGCCGTGTCCAGCTGCGCAAATGGTGGGAAGGTCCTGCTGTGTCCTGCGCAGGAAACGACGAAGCTGCGTCCGTTGCCGAGCGAGAAGCTCGATACACCGACCTTCGAGCAGAGAGCTTGGCAGAGGGGATTCGAGATGGCGCCGAAGCAGACGCCTGGATCGGCTGGCTCCAGCGAGAACTGATTGCTACGCGCGATGCATGCGGGGCGGTGCAGCCCAACTGGCCGCCACCGTAGTCGCCACGTATCAATGGGTCGGGAGACCGGCGGGCCTCGGGGTCCCTGACCGGGTCTGCCCCAACCGCGGGGGAACGGGGCCGCGGTATTCGACACTTTTTCGGCCCCTAGGATGCTCCACCACAGGTCGTGGTTGGCAGCTGAATTCAAGGGGTTTCTGGGTGTGCACGCTGTGCATTGACTGACATGGGCGATGTTCGAGACTTCCAGCCAGGTTGGAGCATTGCCCGGCTGGCAGATGAATTCGGCATCGACCGGCGCACGGCAACCAAGCGCATCCGGGACGCCGGCGTCGCGCCCCTGGCCAAGCGCGGCGGCCACGACACCTACCGAGTTGCCGACGTCGCGGGCGCGCTGCTGGGTTACACGCCCGGCGGTGCTGGCGGTGAAGAGGTGGATCCGCACGATTTGCCACCGACGGAACGGCTTGCGTTCTACCGGTCTGAGAACGAGCGGCTCGCTGTTGAGACGAAGCTCGGCACGCTGGTGCCTGCGGTAGAGGTCGAGTCGGACTACGCCGACCTGGTCAAAATGGTCGTGCAGTTCTTCGACACGCTGCCGGATGTGCTCGAGCGCGATTGCGGCCTCGCACCGGAGCAGGTCATCAAAGTTCAGGAGTCCTGCGACCGCGTTCGCATGGAGATGTTCAAGCGGGTAACCGGCGAAGAGGATGGCGATGTACGCGACAGCGCGTAGTATCCGGATGGATACCGCCACCATGCTGCGACCCGCCCGGCGGGTGCGCGTCAGCGAAGGCGCGCGCGCGCTGCAGATCGCCAATCCCTCAGGGTCATTTGGCTCCTGGTCGGCGGATGTGGCGCCCTACATGGTCGAGCCTTTGGATGAGACGGCCAGCCGTCTGTTCGAGGCGTTGGTGTTTGTCGGGCCGGCCCGATCTGGTAAGACAGTCGCGCTCATAGACGGCCGGCTTGCGTATACGGTCACCTGCAACCCAGCCGACACGCTCATCGTCCAGACGACGAAGGACACCGCGGAGGACTTCAGCAAGACCCGCATCAGTCGTGCGATCACCAGCAGCCCGGAGCTGGCCAAGAGGCTCAGCCCGCGCGCGCATGACGACAACGTCCTGCTTAAATTTTTTCGGTCGGGCATGGCGTTGCGCTTTGGTTGGCCGTCGCTGTCCGTGCTCTCAGGCAAGGACATTCACGACGTGCTGATGACGGACGTGGACAACTTCACTGGAGATCTGGGTATCGACGAGGCCTTTGGCCTGGCGCTCAAGCGCACCCAGACGTACATGTCCGCCGGCATCTGCGTGGCGGAATCCAGCCCCGCGCTGGACTTCACCGATGGGCAATGGAAGCCTTCGACAGCGCATGAGGCTCCGCCGGCACCCGGCATCACGGCGTTGTTCAATCGCGGCGACCGCCGGCGCTGGTACTGGCCCTGCGTTGAGTGTGGCTTGTACTTCCAGGCCGCACCGGGCATCGACCGATTCCTCTTGCCGCCGATGGAAGAGTTGATGGATCGGGTGGTCCGGGAGGACACACTCAAGCTGGCGCAGCGCTTCTCCATCTTGTACTGCCCGCATTGCGAAGTGGGCCTGGAGCACCGCTGGAAGAAGGAAATGAATTCCCGCGGCCGCTGGGTGGGCGAGGGGCAAACGGTGGATCGTCATGGCGACCTGCTGGGTGAGCGCGTCGTGTCACGCACCGCCAGCTTCTGGCTGGGCGGTGTCGCGGCGGCCTACCAGTCATGGGAATCGCTGATTGAGCGCTACCTGCAGGCGCTGAAGACCTACGCCAACAGCGGCGAAGAGCGCGCGCTGAAGACCACCACCAACGTGGACCAGGCGCTGCCCTATCTGCCCATGGCGGCCCGGACCACCGGCAGCCCTTCGGCCATGCAGGAGCGGGCTGAGGACTGGCCGATGGGCACGGTGCCGCCAGGCGTGCGGTTCCTGGTCGCAACGGTCGACGGACAAGCGCACTCATTCGTTGTCCAGGTGACCGGCTTCGGGCCTGGAGCGACAGGCGCATTGGAGCGATGGATCGTTGATCGATTCACGCTGCGGACTTCGGAGCGCGATGACGGGTCCGGCGGGAAGCTTCCGCTTGACCCAGGCAAGTACCTGGAGGACTGGGAGCGACTCATCTCCAAGGTCATCGCGCGCCGCTACCCCCTTGCGGATGAATCGGGGCGCTCGATGCCTGTCCGCGCCGTGGGCATCGACTGGGGTGGCAAGAAAGGGCACGCTCCGCGCGCGCTGGACTTCTGGCGTTCGCTCAAGCGTCGCGGCCTGCATTGGCGTGTGCGACTGGTCAAGGGCGACGGCGGCAACGTCAAGCGCGAGTGGTTGTTCAAGGAAACCGCCCCGGATTCGCGCAAGCGTAAGGATCGCAAGTCGGGCGCCGCAGGTGATGTCCCGCAGTTGTTGATCAACACCGATCAGGTCAAGGATCTGGTGGCGGCGAACGTTGGCCGCACTGAGCCAGGCGCAGGTTTCTACCACTTCCCGGTGGCCTTGCCGACGAGCTTCTATGAGGAGCTCACGGCTGAAACGCGCACGAGTAAGGGCTGGGAGAACCTGGGCAAGCATCGCAACGAGGCGTTCGACTTGGCTGGCTATGCCGAGGTGCTCGTGCTCTGGCAGAAGGTGCCTGCGATCAACTGGGACAAGCCGCCGTCTTGGGCGGCCTCCTGGGATGAAAACCCGGACGTGACATCCGACGGAAGCACACCAACACCTGTGCGTCAGGCTCCGCGCCGGCGCGTCGTACGCAGCACCTACCTGAGCCGATAACGATGGCCTATACCGAGACCGATGTGCAGCGCCTGGAGCAGGCGATTGCATCGGGCACGATGCGCGTGAAGTACGCCGACCGCGAGGTGACGTACCACAGCCTCAAAGAGATGCGCTCGGCGCTGCGCGAGATCCGCAATGAAGTGAGCGCCGCCGCCGGCGCGCCGCGCCGCAAACGCGTAGTGCGCCTGTTCCAGTCGGGGAGGGGCTGATGTCTGATAGCAACGTCACCTACTTGGGCGCCGGCCAAGGCCGACGCCTGCGGACCTTTCGGCCGTCCAACGCAGGTCCCAATGCGTCGTTGCGTGGGATGTCGACGTTGCTGGCGCGTGCTCGCCACAATGCGCGCAACGATGCATGGGAGGTGGCTGCGCTGGATAAGCGCGTGGCCAATGCCATCGCCACCGGCATCCAGGCCAAGGCGCTGTGGGGAACCTCTGATCAGCGCAAGGCGGTCGATAAGCTCTGGAAGAAATGGACCAAGTACAGCGACGCCGATGGCGTGCTGACTTGGTTCGGCCAGCAAGCCCTGGCCTGGCGTGAATGGGATGAGGCTGGTGAAGTGTTCGTGCGCTTGCGCATGCGCCGTGCCTCGGATGGTTTGCCCGTCCCGTTGCAGGTCCAGTTGATCGAAGCCGAGCAGTGCCCGGCCACGTACTACGGCGTGGCGGCCAATGGCAACGCCATCCGCGCTGGCATTGAGTTTGACCGCATTGGTCGCCGCGTCGCCTATTGGATGTACCAAGCGCACCCGGGTGACATTCACATGGGTGAGGTCAATCCGCTTCTGCTGGTGCGCGTGCCGGCAGAGCAGATTCGACACTTGTACCGTCCACTGCGCGCTGGCCAGTTGCGCGGCGTCCCAGGTTCAGCCTCAGTGTTGGTGCGCCAGTACGGCCTTGACCGGCTGCAGGACAGCGTCCTCGAACGCCAGGCATTGGCAAACCTCTATGCCGGCTTCTTCGAAACGCCTGCAGCCGATGAGGATCCGGAAGGCCCGTCGGGCGGCGCCGTTGCGGATCTGAAGACGGGCCAAGACATTGACGGGACGCCGGTAGCCGGTCTGGAGCCGGGCACGATGCAGGAGCTCCCTCCGGGCTGGAAGGTCAATTTCAGCGAGCCCCCGGGCGCCGGCAGTGACTATGCGGAGTTCCTGCGCGGCAACTTGATGGCCATTGCAGCCGTGCGTGGCGTGCCCTACGAAGTGATGACCGGTGATCTGCGCAACGTCTCTGATCGTGCGCTGCGACTCATCCTCAACGAGTTCCGCCGACGCATCGAGATGGATCAGTGGCTGTATCTGATTCCCCAGCTCTGCCAGTTCGTGCGCGATGGTTTCTTTGACCAAGCCGTGCTGTCTGGCGCGCTGCAGGTTCAAGGCTACGCCGAGCTGCGCGATGACGTGACCGAGACGATGTGGGTTCCGGAAGGTTGGCCCTACAGCCATCCGGTGCAGGACGTGGATGCGGACATCAAAGCCATTCGCGCCGGCATCACCTCGCGCTCGCGCCGCACCCTGGCGCAGGGCGAAGACCCCGAAGCCGTCATTGACGAAATCGCAGCAGACAACCGGGCGGCCGATGAGCGTGGCCTGGTGCTGGACAGCGATCCCCGCAAGGTCAGTTCGGCTGGCCTCACCCAAGCCCGGCCGGCTGGCACGCGCCTGCCGGATACCACCGGCGAAGAAGGAGAAGACGCATCATGAAAAATCCGATTGGCATCCTGAGCCGATTGTTCACCCGCTCCGATACGCCGCTGGTCACGCAGCTGTTCACCCACGTGCTGGGGCGACCGCTGCTCGTGCACCCAGCACTGGGCCAGCAACTGGTGGGCGCGTATCTGGCCGGCGCTGTGGAAGCCGGTGGGCCGCTTGAATCTTCGATGCAGGTTGCCAGCGGCGGCACGGCGGGCGAAGGCAGTGTGGTCCAGCGCCAGATTCGGGTGCTGACCATCAGTGGTGGTCTCGTGCCGCGCCCGGTTCCGGGGGTGTGCGATCCGGGGCCTGCCAGCTACGAGGCCATCCGTCAGCGTTTCGATGCGGCCTTGGCCGATGACTCGGTCGCCGGCATCATCCTGCGGGTGGACTCGCCCGGCGGCTTGGCCAGCGGCCTGTTCGACTTGGCCGACCACGTCCACGCCCAGCGCGGCGCCAAGCCCATCGTCGGCGTCGTGGATGACATGGCTTACAGCGCGGCCTTTGCGCTGGTCGCTGCCTGCGACGAAGTGTGGGTGTCGCGAACCGGGGGCGTGGGCTCGGTGGGTTGTGCCGCGTTCCACGTCAGCCAGGCCGGCTACAACAAGAATGTTGGCCTGGAGGTCACACCGATTTATTCGGGCGCGCACAAGATCGACTTCAATCCGCACTTTGCGCTGACCGATGAGGCCAAGGCGAGTGCGCAGGCGGATGTCGATTCCCTGCGGGAGCTGTTTGTGGAGTCGGTGTCGCGCTACCGCGGGATGACGGCCGACGCCGTACGCGCAACCGAGGCGCAGACCTACAGCGGCCAGGCCGGCATCGCCGTCGGATTCGCTACCCATTTGGGCACCTTCGGTGATGCCCTGGCGAGTCTGGAAGCCAAGGTTTCGGGGGATGCACCTGCAAGTGAGCAGGACCAGCAGACGCACGAACCGCCGCAGGACGAAGACGATTCCGCCGATGCGGCACCTGATACGACTGCAGCGGTTGTTGCTCCGGCAGTCGTCGCTGACTCAGCCGCACCGGCCGAGGTGACCGCCGCGATTGCCCTGGCTTCGCTCGTCACGGCGGCGCGCGACAGTGGCCTCAGCGCGGACCTGCTTGTGGCGCTGACCACTCGTAGCCAGGCGCTTAGCGCACCGGAGCTGCCGGCGGAGGCTATCGCCTACGCCAACGCCGTGCGTGATCTGTTTGTTGCCTCCGGCGAGGGTATGGAAACCCTCGCCGCGAATTTCGTGTCCCGAAACGTGCAGCTGGAAGCGGTCCGCCAGCAGCTCCTGGCAGCCAAGGCCGAGGATGGCCCGGAGCTGCAGACCTCACCTCCGCCTGCTTCTAATGGCGGAGCCGTCAACAACGGCCGCTGGGCCGCCACCATCGTCCGCTTCGGCGGCAAGTGATCGAAGGAGATCATCGTCATGACTGTTTTGAATGAAAGCACCCACGCGGGTGAGTTTCTGTGCGCCGAGTTGCCGGGCTTGCTGAGCCGCAAGGAGGCTGTCTTGTCCTCGGGCAATGATTTGCCGGCAGGCGCGGTGCTGGGCTTCGTCGGTGGCGAGTACACCGTCCTGGACCCGGCCGCTTCCACCGGCGCCGAAGACGCGGTGGCCGTGCTGTATGCCGCCGTCGACGCCTCGGCCGGCGATCAGCCGTGCGTGGTGGTTTACAAGGACGCCGCCGTGCTTGGCTCGTCGCTGGTCTGGCCGGCGGGCATTAGCGGTCCGAACAAAACTGCCGCCATCGCGTCGCTCGACGCTCTGGGCATTGTGATCCGCTGAGCCTGGCTCCCTTCCACCTTTGATTTCCGCAAGCCCCGCCCATGCGGGGCTTTTCGTTTCCGACATCTACTGAGGATTCCACCATGGCCCACATGGACATTTTCAACGACGATGCGTTCAGCACCGTCGAATTGACCGGCGCGCTGAATCGCGTCCCCCACAAGCCGGGCTTTCTGGGCGGCTTGGGCATCTTCACCCCCAAGCCGGTGCGCACGCTGACCGTTTCGGTCGAGGAACAGGCCGGCAAGCTGTCGCTGGTTCCGGTGACCGAACGCGGCGCGCCGCTGCCGCAGGCCGAGAAGGGCAAGCGCAAAATCCGCGACTTCCGCACCGTGCGCGTGGCCAAGGGCAGCAAAATCCGCGCCGATGAAATTCAGGGCATCCGCGCCTTCGGCCAGGAAAGTGAGCTCAAGCAGGTCCAGGACGAAGTGATGTCCCGGATGACTGATCTGCGCAACGACGTGGATCTGACCCACGAGAACATGATGCTCGGTGCGATCCAGGGCATCGTGACCGATGCCGACGGCAGCGTGATTCGCAACTGGTTCACCGAGTGGAGCATCACGCAGCCGACCGAGATCGACTTTGATCTGGACGCTGCGACGCCGGCCTCCGGAGCGGTGAAGAAGAAATGCAACGAGGTCATCCGTGGAATGTTCAAGGCCGCGAAGGGTTCTTTCACTCCGGGCACGCAGATCATCGGACTGTGCGGTGATGCCTTCTACGACGATCTGACCACGCACTCGGAAGTGATCAAGACCTTCCTCAACCAGCAGTCGGCCAACGACCTGCGTGAGGGCTATGCGCCGGTATTCGAATCGTTCCGCTACGGCGGCATCACTTGGGTGAACTATCGCGGCACCGACGATGGTGAGGTGGCTGTGGGCACCGACAAGGTCAAGTTCTTCCCCGTCGGCGCCAAGGACATCTTCCAGAAGGCGATGTCGCCCGGCGAGTCTTTTGATTGGGTGAACACCCCGGGCCTGCCCGAGTACGCGCTGATCATCCCGGACGAGAAGCGTAATACCCATGTCGACGTCGAGGTTTACAGCTACCCGCTGTACATCTGCACGACCCCGGGCGTGCTGTACCGCGGCAAGCGCACCTGATCCCGGAGCCCGGCCCGCTTCGGCGGGCCGGGCAAGACAGATGAGCAATCCCGCACTCAAAATGCTGGACGCCACCATCCACCGGCAGCTTGCCGCCGCTGGTTTGGCCGAAGGTCCCACACAAGCGCAGTACATCGCCGTCGACGGTGGCGCTGCAGTGCCCGTTCGGGTGTATGTGGACCGGAGCATGCAGCAGGCCGGTGACTACGGCACTAACGTAGCGCCGCGCACGATCATCGGGATCTTGCGTGAGGACGTCTCAGACCCGAGGGCCGGCGCGCTCTTGATTGTCGAAGGCGAAGAAGGACCTGAGACCTTCGAGCTCGAAGCGAAGGCCGAAACGCAGGACGAGTCGATCAGCCGGTGGGTGGTGGCACATGGCTAACAACACCCCGCAAGAAATCTTTGATGCGATAGAAGCGCAGTTGCGCGTCATCCGCATTGCTGACGGCTATCACACGGACATTGGCGCGCGCTTCTATCTGGGCGATGTTCAGCGGGACAAGCATGACCGACCGTCCATCGCCGTGGGCGCCCGCAATGGCCTCATTGACCGCACAAACGAATCCCGCAATGGCCGCGCGCTGAGCTCCAAGGTGCGGCAGATCGACCTGATCATCGAGGCGGCGCTGAACGGTTCGGCCAAAGATGCGCTGCGCGACGGCCTGCTGATGCTTGAGGACATCGAGAAAGCCTGGGCGATCCGCACGGGCTTGGCGCCGGCTCCCATCGGCAGCGTTCGGCTCCTCAGTTGGCAGGTGCTCGAGCGCCCCGACGGTCTTGATGCGACCGTCCTACAAATCCTGGGCGAAGCAGAGTACCTGCGAGCCTGACCTCTACCGGCATCGCCGGCCACCCGATGAGCCCGCATTCGCGGGCTCTTTCATTTTCAGGAAGGAGAAATTCCCATGTCCGGTATGGTTCTCGCTCTCGACACGCGTCTGGCGTACGTCGATGCCGACGGCGTTCCCACTGGTGGCTTCATCGGTTTGGTGAACCCCGTCACCCTCAGCATTGAAACGCCCGAACCCACGCGCACACAGCGCACGTCTCGGCTGCGTGACAGCTACGGCCAGGCGCTCGATGAAATCGTCACGCCCAGCGCCACCCAAATCAATTTCAGCACCGACGAAACCGGCGATGCCGAAGTCCTGGGTTGGGGCCTGAACGGCGAGGCGGTCAACTACACCCAGGCCTCGGCCACGGTCACCGATTCGGTGGTGGCGGTGGAGAAGGGCAAGTGGCTGCGACTGCCGCACCGCTCGATCAGCGCGTTGGTCATCGAGCCTGAGGGTGGTGGCACGGCCTACACCGTCAACACCGACTATCTGGTCGATCCCATCAGCGGCATGATCAAGATCACCGAGGGTGGCTCCATCGCCACGGGTGATGTGCAGGTTTCTTACACCGCTGCCGCTCTGACGGGCAAGAAGGTCAATGCCGGTACCCGCGCCAACATCCGCGTTTGCATCGAAGGCGACGGCATCAACCGCGCCAACGGCAAGCGCGTGCATGTGGTCATCCCGTGCGCCAGCCTCTCGGCCTCGGGCACGCAGGACCTGGTGGGTGATGACTTCCTGGTCAGCGAGCTCAGTGGCACCGCGCTGAAGCTGACCGGTCGTGAAGCAGCTGAGGTGACTTACATCGACTGATGTTTGGTCGGTGGTTCTGGCCTGGCCCTTCGGGGCCGGGCCTTTTTCTTTTCGGGGGAATGGAATGGCGCGCAGCCGGGTGACGTTTGACACCAAGGGCTTCAAGCGAGGTGCCGAGCGTTTGTTGAAGGCGCCCGAGCAAGCGCGCACCGCGGCGAACCGGGTGACCTCCACCCTGCAGCGTCGCCTCGGTCCGGAGACGGCGCGCGCCATCTCCGAAGATGTGCTCAACCTGCCGGCGCGACGCGTCAGCCCTTACCTGCAGGTAGAGCGGCACAAGCCTCGTGAGGGTGAACACCTGTCGGTGCAGGCCTCACGAATGCGTCTGCCGCTGTCCGCCTACTCGCCACGCTTCTCCAGAGCCAATGGTGTGACGGTCACGACCTGGAAAGACGCTGGTCCGCAGGAGCTACCTCACGGCTTCCGGCGGCCAGACAAGTCGGGTGTGTGGCAACGAATCCCCGCGCGCAAGGCGGGCAAATTTCGGCCCCGTGATCGCGGCCGTGCAGACCAGACGGCTGAAGCGCCGTCCGGACTGGTGGGGCGCCTGCCTGTCGTGGAGCGCAAGGGCCCATCAATGCACCGCGTCTTCGTTTTCAACGGTCGCAACGCCGGCCACGTGGACATCCGACCTCGCTTGTCGGCCTTCGTCCAAGAAACCCTTTCCCGCGAAATAGCCCGCCTGCTGCGGGTCCAACCCTGAGTCCCATGGCCAGCAAACCCGCCTTCGAAGAAGTCCTGCGCTACGTCATTGAGACGCAGGGGGACACAGAAATCGCCGCGATGGCGCGGCAGATCCTTGGCCTCAGCGATGCGAGCGACGAAGCCCGCCGCACGACGGCGCAGCTGCTGGATCAATTTGCCGATTCCCAGAAACTGGCGCGCACGGCCCAGGCTTTCCGCGAACTGGGCACCGAGGTCATAGAGGTCCAACAGCAGTACAGCCAGATCCAGGCGCGTGTGGCTGCATTGACGGACGAGATGGCCAAGGTCGAAGAGCCGACCAAACGCCAGAAACAGGAATTGGCGACCCTGAGCCGCCAACTCAACGACACGGGCAGCGAGCTGACTAAGCTTCGCACGCAATGGAGTGAGCAGCGCGACACGCTTGAACAGGCGGGAATCAGCACGCAGCGCTACAGCACGATCCTGGGCCAAGTGGCGGACGTGCAGCGCAAGGTTACAGCTGAGATCCAAGACTACGCCGCCGGTTGGCTGAAGGCCCAGCAAGCGCAGGAGCGTGCTGCGGACTTCACCGGGCGATTGAACAAGGGGCTGGATCAGCAGGGGCGCGCCACGCTGGACGTGGCCAAGGACCTGAAGGAGTACGAAACCCGGGCCAAGGCAGCCAAGGACAAGACCAAGGATCTAGGCGACGAAGCGCAGGCATCAGCCGGCATCTTCGACAAGCTGCGCACTGCCGCCGGCGCTGTGTTTGCCTATTTCACCATCGACCGGGTGGTCGACGGGATCAAGTCGCTAGTCAGCGAAGGCAGCCGCGGTGAGCAGGAGCTAGCCCAACTGGAGGCAGCCTTGGCCTCTACAGGGCGCCAGGCAGAGTTCTCCGCCGATCAGCTCGACAAGATGGCCGATGGGATCGCGCGCGGCCTATTCGACAAGGGCGACATCACCAACGCCCAAACGCGCCTGCTCACTTACACGAACATCGCGGGCGAACAATTCCCACAGGCGCTGCAGGTGGCTATCGACCAGGCGCAGCGCCTGGGCATCAGCGTCGAATCGTCGTCAGAGCTGATCGGCCGCGCGCTGCAAACGCCCTCCAAAGCCATGGAGGCCTTGGGGCGCCAAGGTTTCATCCTTGAAGCCAGCCAGAAGCAGCTGATCAAGGAGCTCGAAGCCACCGGCCGCACGGCAGAAGCCCAAGCCGTGATCATGGACATGCTGGTCGAGTCATACGGCGGCGCGGCCGCTGCTGCCCAGACCAACACGATCCTGGGGCTCTGGGAGCGCCTGCGGGAAACCTGGCGCGATTGGCAGGAGGACGTGGCCAACCGAGGGGTGCTGACCTACTTCAAAGATCAGATCCGCGGGATCCTCGAAAACACGGCGCGCCTGGCCGAGGACGGCACGCTGGGCCGCTGGGCGCAGCAAACCGCGGATGCCATCGTCCGCCTGACCGAGTTCCTGAAATCCAGCGTTTCCGCGCTTTATGCGCACCGCGACGCCATTGTGTTCGCGGCCAAGGCGTATGCGGCATTCAAGATCGGCGGCGCCATCCTGCAAATGAACCAATGGCGCTTGGCGCTGATGGCTGCCAGCCGAGAAGCGTTGGCAAATGCTGCAGCTGTGCGCGGTGTCGGCGCGCGCGCCACGCAGCTTGGAACGATCCTGAAGGCGCTTCCTTCTGCTCTGAAGATAGGGGTGGCGCTCGTCGGCGTCGACTTGGCCATTCGCTATGCCGAAGACCTGGGCAACTGGCTTGGCAAAAACAGCGAAGCGGCCGAACACCTGGCGCAAGTGCAGAAACAGGTGGCCGACCAGCAGCTTGCCGCCGCGGCCGGGTACTCAGCTTCGGCGCGCGGGCTTGAGAGCTATGCGCACCAGACGACGTTGACCGCTGAACAGGTTGCCAAGCTGTCCGACACGGAGCGGCAGGGCTACCAGCAGCGTCTGGAGGGGCTGCATCAATACCTGGCCAACCTGCACCTGTACTACACAGCCATGAAGGAGGCCGGCGCACTGACGCCGACCATGGCCAAGGACTGGGACGCGGTGCTGGAGCGGTTGAGCGCGGCGAACGCGGCGTTGCGCGACGTCGCAGCGGCTTCAGATGCTGCGGCCAGGGGGATGTCGCAGGGCATCCCGGCCGCGGCGCAGCTGATCGTGGACAAACTGGACGGCGTGGGCACCAGCGCCAAGTTGGCGGTGGGTTCGATTCGCGAGCTCTTCGCCGGATTGGACTTTGCCGACGATGCGGCATTGGGCAACGTGGCGTTGGCGCTGGCGAACATTGCTGGGGAGAGTGCCCGCGCTGACCGCAACGTGCGAGACGGCCTGCTGGAGACGGTACGCCAACTGTCCGGCGAAGAGCTCCTTCGTTTCCAGTCGGCTAGCCAGGCAGCGTTTTCTGAGTTCAATACGGCGCCGGCGCAGGCCGCCGCCATCCTCAATACCACGCTCTTTGCCGCGATGCAGCGTTTGGGCGTCAGCGCAGAGCGCACGGGGGCGGCCTTCTCGGATATGGGCCGGGACGCCGTCGCATCCTTTGGGGCCGTGCTGGAAAATGCCAACGCGACCAGCGCCCAGATCGAAACGGCTTTCCGCGCTGCACTGTCCCGGGTGGGCACACTGGAGGAGGCGCGCGCACTGGGCGCGCTGCTCCAGTCGGCCGGCGAGCAGGGCAAACTGGGGTTCGACGCCGCGGCGCGCTCGGCCGGCGCCTTGGAGTCGCGGATTCGCGGCATCACTGCTGCGATGGATCCGCTCACCGACGAGTTTGAGGCACTGGGAATCCAGTCGCAGGCGTCGCTGAATGCGGCCGCCGATGCGGCGCGAAGCAGCTTCGAAGCCATCCGTAAGGGCGCCAGCCAAGGCAAGGCCAGCATTGAGGACGTGCGCCGAGCATACGAAGCATATGCGCGCACTGCGCGCGCTGCCGTTGCCGAGTCTGACGCCACCTCTAAAGTCCGCGTGGAGAGCGAGTTGGCCGTGCTGGAGGCCGTCTACGAGGTCAACGATGGCCTGGATGAGATGACCAATGCCGGGCGCGCCGCTGGCAATGGTGTGGCGGCCGGCGCCCAAGAAGCGACCCAAGCCCTTCAAGAAACCGCAGCTGCGGCCAGCAGCGCGGCCCAAGCAACGGCTGCAACGGCAGAGGCGGGCTGGGAGGGGCGGCGCGGGCTTTACGGCGCAGCGCAAGGTGCCATCGCCCTGGCGGCCGGCTTTGGTGAACTGTCCGATGCCGCGGTCCGCGCATACATGGCGACCAATCAAGCCATCAGTCCGCTCACCGGTGGTGGTGCCAACATCTTCTTTAACGGCATCAACGAAGTCACCAACCGGATCCGCGAACAAAGAGATGCCCTCCAGCAAGAGCTGACCACTCTGCACGAAACCTCGCGGCAGTTCGATGCGATGGACAGCCGCCGGCAAGAGCTGTCGAAGAAATACAGTTTGCTCGGCGCCTCTCAGATCGAGGGCCTGTTGCAGGCAGAGAACGAGGTCGACGGCAAGCGTAAGGCGCGCATGGAAGCTGAAGAGCGCGAGCGCGAAAAGCAACGACAAGCCGACTTGCAGCGTCTTAGCACCCTCAACGATGCCAACAGGCTGGCAAATGACGCCGGTGCCGTGCGCATTCCGGTGTCCGATAACAAGCTCACCGTGGAGCTGGTGTACCCGCAACCGGCCAGCGGTGGCGAAATCTCTGTGGAGGAGCGGCGTACCGCTGATCGGTTGCTGAAGTACATGCTACCCAAAATCGTCCAGGAGCTCGCCCGTTCCAAGGCGATCTCCGTTGTTCAGAGGCCGCGCCTGCGATGACTAATATCACTCTTGCCGGCGTCACGTTGCCGGGCGATCTCTACTGGTCCGACGAATTCACCGCGTGGAAGGTGGGCCAAACCCGCAAGACCTCCCTGACTGGCGCACTGATCCTCCACGAGTCTGCACTGCTGGCCGGCCGCCCCATCACGTTGGAGACCACGCAAGAGGGTTCCAACTGGGTGGCCCCACTGCGTCTTGACCAATTGCTGCAGCTGCAGGCCTTTGAAGAAGACGTGGAGGCAGGTCCCTTCGAACTGGTCATGCCGGACTACAACGTCGGCACCCGCAGCTTCACCGTTCGCTTCAACCGCGACGGCGGCAAGGCAATAGAGGCCAGGCCCATTCGATTCATCTCTCCGGCGGTCGATGCCGACTACTTCGCCGTCACCCTTCGACTCATCCAGGTGTAACCCATGGCCATTACGGCACCCGACATCAAGCTGCGCAAATCTCAGCGCCTGACCGACAACCCGGACGGCGGCGGCCGCATGGTCCAGGCCGAAGTGGTCGATGGCGTGATGAACAATCTGTTCCCCGACATCGGTGACGAAGAGCGCACCACCGGGCGCACCACGCTGCGCAAGGCCTTTGTGCATGTGGATACCGACGACACCGACGTGCTGAAGGATGCTATCGGCGTCATCCTGAAGCAGCCGCGGGACAGCCACATCAGCATGGTGATGATGGGCCTGGGCAGCTACAGCGATACGCGCACCGAGGCGCGCAACCGCATCGAGAGTTACATCACCAAGGGCGTGGAGTCGCGCTACCTGTTGCTGGGCGATCACTTCATTGGCCAGATGGCGCTGCAGGTGTACTGCATGTCCGATGCGCCCACGCCGGAAGTCAACGAGAACTGGTGCCTGTCCACCAATCGCGTGGGCTATACCAGCGCCGAGCAGTATGTGCGCATCAGCAAAGTGCTCAACCGGCAGAGCGAGACCTTCTTTGACGAGTCTGGCGGCTTCCAGCGCGATGTCATCATCGTGGAGGTGGCTAGCGCCTTGCTGACCAACTTCTATGGCATGGCCGCTCCCAGTCGCCTGGCCTCGCAGAAGCCGCCGACCCTGGTGCACAACACCAACATTGTGGAGGCCACCACGTACGCGACGGTCAAGCCGCTGCAGGTGGCCGGTGAAGAAGGCGATCTGTCAGTCAAGGTGGATAGCCCGTATGTCCCCATCGTGGCCACCACCACGGCCGAGACGCCGGTGGTCGACTTGCTGGCCGGCATGGGGACGGTCACTTACGCGCAAGCCGGTGCTGTGGATTCGCTGGCGCTGAACTTCACCGCCACGTTCGCCTCGGGTGTGGCCGTGCGTCGCTTCCTGGGCGGTCCTGTTACCCGCGGTGGCGTCAAGGTCACTGCCGGTGCCGTCGCCTTGACCGATGATGGCAGCGGCGCGCTGGCGGCGGTGGGCGCCTCGCCTTGGTCGGGTAGCGTGGACTACGCCACCGGCGAGGTCAGCCTGATTCACAGCACCGGCACCGGCAGCACGGCCATCAGCGTGGTGGCCACACCCGCCGGTCCGCTGGTGGATCAGGGCTACACCCGCCGTATCCAGATCAATCTCGGCAACCAGGGCTATACCTACCTGGCACAGCTGGCGCCGCTGCCGGCGCCAGGCACTGTCGTGGTGGACTACCGCGCCCTGGGCCGTTGGATTCGGCTGACGGACAACGGCACGGGCCAGTTGGTTGGCCGACCGGGCGAGGGCAGGGGCACGATCAACTATGTCACCGGCTCGGTCACCATCACCTGTGGCGCGCTGCCGGACCTGCAAAGCGAGATCCTCACCAGCTGGGGCACGCCGGTGCTGGCCGAGCGCCGCGATGGGGATGTGGCGATCCTGCCGCCGAAGTTGGCGTTCCTGCTCGCGCACGGCGGCGTCAAGCCAGGCACGTTGGATTTGACCTGGCAGGTGAGTGGATCGCCCGTCACGGCCAGCGACAATGGCGCCGGCCGCATCCTGCTGTCTGGCTCGCCCATCGGCACCATGGTGTATGCCACCGGCGAGGTGACTCTGCAGCTGACCACACTGCCGGACAGCAGCAGCGCCATCAGCGCGGCTTACGACTACAGCGACAACGACAGCCAGACGTACTCCCCGGTGCCCGACGGTGCCGGCATCGGCAACTTCACACTGTCCAACGTGCCGGTGCGCGGCGGCAGTGTCGCGCTCACCTGGCAGGTGAGTGTGCGGCCGGCGGCCGAGCCGGAAGTAGGCGCGCCCGCCATCGCCCTGCGCATCGAAGCGCGCGATGACGGCGCCGGCAACATCGTGGCCATCTCCGCCGGCGGCGCCGCCTTCTCTGCGACGCTGGGCACGATCAACTACACCACCGGCGCCATCAGCTGCCAGTTCGGCCAGATGAGCATCACCAATGTGCCCATTCCCACCTACCGCAAAACGTTTGGCGACTACTGGCGCATCGACGGCCGCACACGCCAGACGGTCACGGCTGCTTTCAGCCCCGGCACCATCGTCAGCGCGCAGTGGCAGGCCTCCGGCGCCGGCGATGACAGCGAGTCTGAATCCCTGCCACTTCCCCCGGTGCAGATTGACCTGACGCCGACGATCATCGATCCGGTCGTGCCTGGAAGCGTGCGCTTCACCTTCAAGGGACGCACCTACGTCGACCGATCCGGATCGCTGTATGCGGACATCGATGCGGTGACCGGCGCAGGCACGTACGCTGGCGCTGTCGACTACGCCAGCGGCAAGGCCACACTGTCGCTGTGGAGTGGAGGTGGCACCAATGCGGTGACCATCCGGGCGCTGCTCACTCGCCTGTTCGAGCCGGGCACCGATGCCATCTACTTCCGCACGCCCGGCTCCCCGCTGCGCGCCGGCGTGTTCACCCTGCGCGCGTCCACCCTGGATGGCGTCCAGCTCACCGGCGATGCCGACAACAGCGGCAACCTGACCGGCGACTCTATCGACGGCTCCGTCGACTGGACCACCGGCACCGTCAGCGTCCGGTTCGGTGACATGGTTACGGCCGCCGGCAATGAGGGTGAGCCCTGGTACAACGCCGACAACGTGGTCGGCAGCCAGGTCTGGAAGCCGCGGCTGGTGATTCCCTCGAGCGTGTTCATCGGTGCGGTGGTGTTCCGTTCCATTCCGCTGTCCTCGGTGGTGGTGGGTCTGGATCCGACGCGCTTGCCCAGCGATGGCCGCGTGCCGGGCTTCAAGGCGGGCCAGACGTTGCTCATCCACCACACCCAGGAAACCGTGGTGAGCCCTGATCCCGGCGAGCTGGTGGACCTGGGCCGCGAGAATCTGTCGGAGATTGAAGTCCGCGACGCCGCCGGCACGCCGGTGCTCAGTGCCTGGTACGTGCTGAACCTGGACGCGGGCACGGTGACCTTTACCGATCCCCTCAATCTGTCGGCTTACACGTTGCCGTTGACCATTCGCGACACCATCGAGAACCGGCGGCTGTGCGCGGGCGTTCAGATCACCGGTGACATCGAAATCAACACGGCGCTCTCGCGTGATTTTCCGGTGGGCAGCATGGTCAGCAGCGCGTTGCGCCTGGGTGAGGCGAACGGCTCGCTCGACCTGCAGGCACGTGTGCAAGGCCTGTTCGACATCCAAACGTGGAATCCGAACCTCTGGCGCGATTCGCTGGCCGAGGGCCAGGTGCCTGCAGCCGGTACCTACAACGACACGGACTATCCGCTGCAGGTGACCAATGGTGATGCGATCACCGAGCGATGGGCCCTCGTGTTCACCAACGCGGCGACCTACAACGTGGTCGGCGAGACGGTGGGCACCATCCTCACCGGGCAGAGCATCAGTGCGGATTGCGCGCCGATCAATCCGCGCACAGGACAACCGTATGTGGTGATCCGAAAAGATGGTTTCGGCGGCAGCTGGGCCACCGGTAATGCAATCCGTTTCAACACCATCGGCGGGCTGGCCCCGGTGTGGTTTGCGCGCTGCACCTTGGCCGGAACGCCGGAGACCGAAGTCGACTCGTTCCGTTACAAGACCATCGGCAACATCGCAGGAGCTACCCCGTGAGTTTGATTCCTACCATCTACTCCAGCACCGACGCCGGCGCGCCTGCGCTCAGCGGCACGGCCGGATCACTGGCTGCGATTTTCGATGCGATCCTGGTCGACGGCTATGGCACCGGGCCGAGCGCAAAGGCGCCGCTGGGTTGGACGCGCCCATTCAGTGCCACCAACCAGCGCGCTTACCGCAACAACCCGGTCACAGGCACCGGCCTGTACGTTGCACTCGATGACACCACCGCCCAGTACGCGCAGTTTCGGGGCTATGAAACGATGAGTGCAGTGAACGCCGGCACCAACCCGTTCCCGACCATCGCGCAGTTCGCCAATGGCTCTCTCGTCCCGAAGTCGAGCGCAGCAAGTTCTGCCGTCCGTGCGTGGTGGGCCATGGGTAATGAGCGCAGTCTCTACTTCTTCTTGGATGCGCAGAACCTGGGGATGGGCTTTGCCATTCCGCACTTCGTGGGCGACATCGACTCCTTGGTGCCTGGCGATGGCTACAGATTCCTGGTCAGTGCGACGGCGCTCACTACCTACACTGGTACCTACAACGCTGACCGAACCATGTTCGCCGGTGGAACGAGTCATAGGATGGGTTCGACGGGGTCTATCCAGTTTCCGTGTGCCTTCGTGGCTCGGGCTTACAACTTGGCGACGACGTCTCCCGTTATTGGCTGCCTTGGCACGAGCATGGCCGGTCCTTCGAACTTGCAAGGGTGGGGCGACCACGGCGCTCCGTATCCGTCCATCATCAACGGCGGCCTGCTCTACGAGCGCGGCATCATGTTCGAAGGCGAGTTCAAGCCGCGCGGCCAGATGCCTGGGTTGCTCGTGCCCTTGCATCCTCAACCGCTGCCGGACTTGGGAACCTTGAGCGTGCCCGTCGGCAGCAGCAGCGTCCAAGTGGTGGGAAAGCGATATCGCGGCCGCTTCGCGTCCAACAATATCGACGGCCAGGTGCTGTTGATTACCGGTCGGGAGTGGTGATGAACTTCGGTCCCGAGTTTGATCGCATCTTTGGCGCGTCCTACCCCTTGGCGCGCGGCCGCGGATATATCGCGGGCGAAGCGCCTGCATCAGGGGACCCCGATGCCCCCGACGGTCGCTTCAAGATTCTCAATGTGCCTTCGCGCGGCCGCATCGCAGTCCTGGAACGGGGCGCCGGCCGCGTCATTGCGCAGACCTTGAGCGCCCCGGATGGGACCTGGCGCATCGACGGTTTGAACGAGGAGATGCAGTTCACCGTGATGGGCTTTGATGATCGCGGCCTGCAGAACGCCGCCATCCAGGATTGGATTCAGCCGGCGGTGCCCTGAGCCGTGGCCCGACCTGCAGGCCAATTTGCCGGGCTCAATCTCGGCCCGCGCTTCGCGGAGGCGAGCCGCTACACGTCACTGAACCTGGGCGTGGAGTGGAGCGACATTCCCGAAGAGCCGCCGGAGCCCGCGCCGCGTGGGTTGCGCAGCTCGGCGGGCATGCCCTGGCGTCGCGCGTCACGGCTGGCCAGGGTCGAAAGCTTGTTCTGGGGTACTGCGCCAGGTGTAGAGGTCAGCGCCCAAACCCCTTGGGGTAGGGCAGCGCTTGAGCAGCGCGCCTGCGCGATGGCCTGGGATGCCGCCGAACGGACTGACCGGGCCCACGATTTGCCCTGGGCCGGCAATCTTCCTCAGGTGCGCCGCTCGGCACACTCACTGTGGTCTGCCGCGCCGCGCACGAGCCGAAGCACCTGGTTGCCCTGGCAGCAGCAGGCCAGCGTGCGCCGCTCGGTCGCCGTCACCTGGCGGAGCCTGGAGACGGCCGTACGTGCGTGCCGCCTGCCATGGCGCGCGCCCACCCAGTTCGTGCGGGTCAGCCGCGCTTTGCGCTGGCACCACCCCGGCCTGACCCGGCGCGGGTGGCGCATCCCGTGGGGGCTGGCCAAGCGCGTCCCGTGGCGGGTGCTGCCGCCCAAGCCGCCCAAGCCGCCCGTGGACCCAGAGTTCCACGAGCGCGATCCACGCCATGTCGCCCTCAACCTGGGCTGCGCCACCTCCACGGTCGCCGGCGTGGTGCCTCTCAATTTCGGCGTGGTGGCGTGCTACGCCGTCCGCCCCCAACGCAGGACCTACACCGTGCGCAATTCCCTGACTGTGGTCCGCCTGCCGGACCGCCTCCCCATTGAGGTCGATGCAGTTTCCATCGCTACCAGCGTCGATGCCTGGGGCCATTCCATCGACATGACGCTTAGCCACCTGCAAGACCTGCCACTGCTGCAGCCAAACGCAGGTGGCCCGCGCCAGGTCGAGATCACCATCAACGGCTACATCTGGACCGCGCTGGTGGAGGGCTACAGCCGGACGCGCGCGATCGACAACGATGGCCGACCTGCGTTTGGCGCCCAAGTGACGGGTCGCAGCCGCACGGCGCTGCTCGCTGCACCGTATGCGCCGGCGCGCACCAAGGTCAGCGCCCTGGCGCTCAACGCCGCACAACTGGTCGACGAGGAGCTGGCCGACACCGGATTCACCGCCGAGTACAACACCGTCGATTGGCTGGTGCCGGCCGGCGCCTGGTACTACGACGGCCTGGCACCGCTGGAAGCCATCACGCGCGTGGCCGAAGCCATAGGCGCAGTTGTGCAGTCCGATCCGGAAACCCTGTCATTGCGCGTTCGGCCGCGCTACCCGGCCAGCCCCTGGGACTGGTTGGACACCGAGCCGGATCACGAGCTGCAGGACGACGTGGTCACGGCCGACAGCCTGCAGGTACGCAGCGCCCCCGTCTACGATGCCGTCGTGGTAACAGGGGAGATCGCCGGCAAGGGTGTCACCGCCACGGTGCGCCGTACCGGCGAAGCGGGCACGCTGTATGCGCAGCAGGCCAGCAGCCCGCTCATCAACAGCGATCCTGTCGCCGGCGAGCGAGGGCGCAACATCCTGAGTGATCGCGGCGAACAGGCGGCCGTCGACTTGACCTTGCCGTTGTTCCCCACGCCGGTTGCCACGGGCGAGACTGGTCGCATCCTGCCCCTGGACCTGGTTCGCGTCACCGAGGCTGAAGCGACGTGGCACGGCCTGTGTACCGCCGTGCGCATCGCCGCCAGTAGGGACAACGGCGCCCTGCTGGTAGAGCAATCCGTCACCCTGGAGAGGCATTTCACCGATGCAGACTGACCTGTGGTCCCAATTCGGTAGCATCGTCGCCGGCGCGCCGCGTTACCTGGCCACGGTGCACGGCCACAACGCCGACGGCACTAGCAGCGTGCAGACCTTCGAGGGCGGCAGCATGCGCGCCCAGGGCCAGCTGTCGCAGACACCGCCGTACAACGCGTGGATTCAAGACGGTCGCGTCGTCGACCAAGGACCCAACCTGCCTCTATCTTCGCTGTCCGTCTAGTGCGCCGAAAAGAACGCCCTCAGTATGAGCAGGTACGAGAATGCGACAGTCTGCGTAGTTTTACTGCTCCAGCCTCCGAACAACTTCGGATGTGCCATAACAAGGGGATTGAGATGGTGTGCCTTCGCAACGTCCCCTCCTACACAGCCTGGAGGACCTCTGTGCATGCATTCTGCCAGTAGGCGAACAGCAGGGGAGATGCCAGGGTGAGTCAGCGCTTCGTCAATCTGAGGTATTGCCAATGTCCACAAGTACGCCCTATGCGGGGATGTCGCTCTGGTTACTGGCCGCCATCTTTTTCCTTGGATTGATGATTGCGAGAGAGATTGGTCGTGTTCTTCGCCGGAAGCACTATCTTCATGGTGACACTGAAAAGGGCGATGCCTTTGCATCGACCTCAGTTCTGGGATTGCTTGCCCTGCTGATTGGTTTCACGTTCTCCATAGGATTGTCCCGATACGAGGCCAGACGTGCGTTGGTAGTGCACGAGGCCAACGCAATCGGGACGACCTGGCTCAGGATGCAGCTGCTAGATAATGAAGAGCGAACCCGCATGCAGGAAATACTACGTCGGTACGTTGATGCGCGCGTGGAGTTCGGCGCAGCGTCGTCTCCAAAAGATGAAGTTGAGGCCTATAGAAAAACGGAGGCGTTGCAGGCCGAGTTGTGGGACGCGTTGATTGAGGTGATTGCGCCGATTCGAGATAGTCCACGGGCATCTTCCTTGACAAGTACGACGAATGAAGCAATTGATCTGGCGGCCGAACGGTTTGCTACGCGGCAAGCGCATATTCCCGCGCGCATCATGCGAATGCTTGTGCTCTTTGCCTGGCTCGGCGCCGGGCTCGTGGGGTATGAGAGGAGCGAGCATCGAAGAAGCACGATTCTGCTGTTTTTGCTTCTGACCCTGGCCGCTTCCCTTGTGGTCGACCTGGATCGGCCATCGACCGGCCTTATCAACGTCCCTCAGAACCCGATGCTCGAACTTAGGGATTCAATTCAAAAGTGAAAATTGAATCCTAACTTGATGAATAGGCGGATTCAGAATCCATCCAGCACAAAGATGATGCAAAAAACAAGCAGCACAACCACTGCAGCGCCCGCACTGGCAATCAAAGCGAGCTCAACGCGGTCTTTCAACGCTGTGGGAGGCGACGGGGCGAAAGAGTTCCGTTTCATGGGTGCGAGTTCCCTGAGTGTGATCGTTGCCATTGGCAGCGTATCATTTCGATAACTGCTGCGTGACATGGCGATGACTTCCGATGGACTGTCCCCAGGTTTGTGTGAAGTTGGTCAAAGATTCTGATTGCGGATAACGGCTAGTTTTTTGAGTCCAACCTTCACCCCCCAAAGAAGGATTGAGACATGTCTATACACATACGCCACGACCGAAATCGCGCGCTCGCGGGCCTTCTGAGCATCTCGATTGCTCTTATCGCTTACGGCATCTATTGGTGTTTGCACTAGCCATCGAGAATAGGGAAGGCTTCCTTTTCGGCCAGCCAAATCAACCCAGATTTCAGATGCATGGTTGAAGGAGCAAGCGGTGATCACAAGCTCCCCATCTTTCCTTCTATCCACCTTTCCTTATGTGCGGTCGGTCAACTGGCTGGTTGCAGCCAATGGCTACCGTACATTTAGGGTGGGCAGGCATCAGTTTTTTGACAAGGTTTCTCGCCTTTATTGCCCGGAATGGATGTTGAATGAAAGGGCGGAGAAGCAACTGTCGCTTTGCCTCAATTTGCCCCCAATTTTCACCAGTGAAGAGTGGGAGTGGCGGCAGTTGGAAGATCCACCCCAGACTGCTTTCGTGCGATTGCGTTGA